GTTGTTTCTGAATCTTCATAATCTACATCTGCTTCAGAAATTGCAAAATCTACTTCATCTTTTGAAAGTTTTATGTCACATTCTATAGTATAACTTCGTGTATCTTCTGACCATTCTTCTAATTTATATTTATATTTACTCATTAATTATCTCCTTTACAAGACCACCATGTTGCCATGTATTAATAATATCTTGTTTAAATTCTTCTTGTAAATACTTTCCATTAGCTAATTCTGTTAATAGTTCTAATGTGATTGTATCTCCTAGCCAATTCTCTACCATCTCCTGTGTTACTTTATTACTCATCATCTTCCTCCTCTACTTTGCTTGGGTCAAATGCTTTAGGGTCTGACCAACATACATAATCACTATGCCAGAACTGTTGATACTTACCTTTGTCTGCTCCATAGTCATGTACACCACCTTCTTTTCTTAAATCAAAATGATTAACAGCTTCTTGATAAGCATCTTGTAATCTTATTATATCTCCTAGATGTATGTACTCCCAAGCACCTTCGTTGATTGTATCATCTATCTTCTTTAGTTTATTAATTAAGTTTAATGTTACTTCACTTATCTTTAATTTATTTTTTACTGTCATAAAATTTCTCCTCTATCTTTTTTAAGTTATAAATATATGAAACTATATCTTCGTGAGTATATCTTTTAGTAGAGTTATCTCCTACTAATGCTTCACATAGTTCTTCATACTTTGATATACCTAATGCTTCTTTTTCTTGTCTAGTCATCATCACTCTCCTCTATACTTGTTATATAAAACTCCTCACCTGAAGGTTCAAACAATCTTTCTGCATTGTCATCTGCTTCATAGTCAGCACCTCTTTTCTCTGCACTCTTTCTATCTTGAGCAGTAATTTCTTTACGATAGTAATAAACTTTCTTAGCATATAATGTATACTTAGCCATCTTGCATCTCCCTTGTTTCATACTTAACAAACTTTAGTTTCATTCTATCATCAGGATTAGGAAAGTCAAGTCCAAAATGTTTCCATATTTCTTGGCACTCATCTCCATAGATGTATACCCAAGTATTCTTTTTAGATTTCTTTTTAATTTTCTTTGTTATCATAGTGTACTCCTATAAGTTATATAAATATAAAACAAATCCTAGTATTAATAACACAGGAAAGACATGGTTTATCCAAAGTATTTTTCCTTCACTACTACGTTGAAACCATTTACCTGTAGCCTTAATTCTTCTTTCTCTTTCTCTTTGTTTACTCATTAGTATCTATCCTTTACAAAATCTATGTACTCATAGGCTTCATCTTCACTCCATTTTAATTTATTAATAACTGTATAAACATCTTGTGCTATTTCTTCTGGTGTTCTATGTGTACCAGAAGCTATGCTACATTCATATTCATTATCTAAATCAAGTAGTTTTTCTTTTAATGATTCTTCTCTATCAACCATACTACGACCTCCATTGTGCATTATAGTTATAAGGTTCTTCCTTTATCCAAAAGTCTGAGTTATCTTCTTTAAACTTATTAGCTAAAGCTATGGCTTCTTCTTCTGTATAACCTTTCTCTATGTATTGTTCTACTACATCATTAAAGGCTTGTTCTTTTAGTTCTTCGTTACCACTATGTGACATTTAACACCTCCTCTTGTATATATTCTATTTCATCATCTTGATATGTTTGTCTATCAAGTTCAGAATAATCTACAGTTATAGTTTCTATCTCTGAACCATCTGGTTCTGCAGAGTCTTCTGATTTATTTATTGCTTGATATTCAGCTTCATCTTTAGATGATGCATCATCAATAACAAACTCTTCAACAATTATTTTTGTAACAAATACTCTCCAAGCATGAGGGTTATCCCTAAGAGCTTGTTTCTCTTCCTCATCTAATTCTGGATATGTTGTTACTGTTTCTGTTACTTCTTTATATGACATCTTTATTCTCCTCTACTTCTTCAAAATGAAATACTAACGAATCAAGTCCTGCACAAACACCTCTATACTCTGCTGTGCTATGACTATCATTACCTTTATACCATTCTGACTTAATATCTTTTACTGTATTTTTTAATCGTTGTAAAGTTATGTTCATCTATACCTCCTATCAGGATTTGTTTGTAATTTTCTTTCTATAACTCCATTCTCATACTTATAAGCCCATTTACTATTTTTGTCAATGTATATTATCCTATCAGAATCTTGTTTGTATACTTGCATATTACAACCTATGGCATTCCATACACCTTGATGTAACTCCCAATGTTCTTGTGGTGTCATATTATTTCCTTTCATTTATTATCTCCATAGCTTGTTCAATAGTCTGCCCTTTGTTATGTATCTTCCAATTACCTTTTTCATTAGGCATAGTAGGTACAACAAAATCTCCATCAGTATTGTGCTTAAAGATAGTCATGTATATTTCTTCTACAATATCTACATATTCTTCTTGAGTGTACTTAGATATGTCTATCTCTTGTACATATGCAGAAAAGTGTTGTACATTTTCTTGTTTAAATCTTTTACTCATCTCTAACCTCCCACCTCATTAATTTTAATATTGCTTCTAATGTCTGCCATGCTTCTAGTCTTTTTTTCTTATCAAGTTTACTATTCTGTAACTCATCTACTAAATCTTCTGCTTCGTCTAGCATCATCTCAAGTTTATGTTTTTGTTCTTGTCGTAGCTTCATTGTATACTCCTTGTATGTGTTATGGCTTTGTTTATTCCCAGATAGAAGGGACTAGGAATCTATTTAAGCAGTTTCCTGTACGTGTTTCTCGTCTGCACCATATTTACCTCTGCATCTGTTTCTATCCAGACCTTTGCACCACAAGACAAAGGTTTATCTGGACTATACACAACCTTACTCTCACCTAGTATCTGTACCTCGTGAGCATAGTCATTGCTCTTGTATGTCTTTACAGTAATCACAGGTTCTCGTTTATTATTCTTGTGGTTAGATTTAATAACGTGTTGGTTTATGTGTATATATTTTTTCATTTAATCTTCCTGCTTGTAAATACTCCACCTACTCCATCTTCTAAATGAACGAAGCCATCATTCCAAGGTTTCTGTCCAAAGTCTGTCCTCTCAGTCCACTTATCTATGTAGCCATCAGCAGTACAGTCTGATATCTCACAGTCTGGGTCACCATTATGAAGTATAACATTACACCAATCAGATTTCTCTCCTACTTTATGTATATGTATTTCAAGTATACCATCTACTGCATGTATGTTTTCCATAATCTCATCAAAGTCTATACTCTCTTCACAAAGATGTTCTCCTTCTGTTAATACTTCAAAGTTCCAACCATCTTTCAATGCAGACTTTACCATCTCTTCAGTAGCAGAGTTTATTACTACACTTGTACTTGTCCATTTACGCATATGTTTTACTCCATTCAGGTGTTGATTGTGTTAGTTCTGGTTTATGTGTCATAATATCATTAACATAGGTATCTCCCATATCCCAACCACCATGAGTCATAGGGGTTCTAACTGCAACAAACCATCTAGAGTATTGGTTGGTATCTTCTTTATCTTTTCTTTGATATGTTTTTAATACTCTCCACTCCCAATCACCTAGCTTATATGTAGCATAGGGATTTTCTTTTGGTCTTGATTTTCCAAATAAGTTTTTAGTCATATGTTCTCTCCTTGTTATGTTATGTATTAACCTTATCATAGTATTTATACATTGTCAAGTTTAGTGTTGTGATAAATGTACATTGGATTGTTTACCTAATGTTACTTGAGAGAAACAACCACCCTTACAAGTATCACATATCTTAATCTTCTTATGCGTCTTAGGGCATAAGTATCTTCTATCACCTACCTTAGATGTAGTCTGCTTGTCGTCACCAAAGTACATAGTATTCCACCCACTATCCTTAAGCATTTGTTCTTCTTGCTTGGTGTTGGTTGGGTCAAGAGAAGCATTGAGTGATATGTTTTTAAGGGGAAACAATACATCTTGTATTAATTGTTTTAACCCTTCATCTCTCCATGCTCTAGTTGGAACCCACCATACTGTATCTGGTGTAGCTTCACACAAAGTCTTTATTCTAAATACGTCTGACATATCTTTGATAGCTTCACCTCTACTCATGAGCCTTGCTCGTTTTGTTTGTCGTCTTGACCTAAACAATTTTTGTTGTAGTGCTTCTAAACTATCTTGATTATCATTCTTATTTGTAGGTAAAGATTGCCAGAACTTCTCGTTTGCAATATCTTTTTTAGCCATACCCTTAAACATTTTGTATAGCTTCACATTGTAACAAGACGTATCACAAAAAGAAGTTCTGTGTACACATGAACCCTCGACATCACCAACAGGATTGATGGGTCTGTCGATAGTCCACATGTTAATATCTTTACACCATCTAGTAGTTGTAGGTGTCATAGTTACTCCTTAAGCTTGTAATAAATTAAGCTGTTGTTGTCTACTCATAGACTTGGTTACTCTAGTTAGTTCGAATACATCTTTTAACTGTTTCACATTATTTGATATTACATTCTCAAATATTTGTTTTATCTGAGCATCTGTACCATTGTCAAACACGAACATTTCAGTACCTTCTCCATGCATTGCACCCATCTTAGCAAACCATAGCTTCATATTTCTTTCTAATATATAGCAATGTCCTGCATATTGACGAGAAGCAATCAACTTGAATCCACCATACGAAGATACATTCAGTAGTCTAAATCTATTCTCTATATTTTTAGTTACTCCTATCTTAATATAAGGTGTACCTCTTTCTCTTGCAATATAAACATGCTTTATACACTTACTATGTTTATTCTTAGCTTTACCATATAATCTAAACTCACTCTCTATCTTATATGAGTGAACCTTTCTAGCATTTGCTAATAATTTATTTGTATCCATTTGTTTTCTCCTATTATAAATGGGAATGTTAATAATAACTCTAGCTTATTCCCTACTCACCAGAGTATTCGATAGTTACCACACTATCAAATTGTATACTATCCCACGTGGGGTAGTTATCATTCTTTTAACTCCTCCTATTACTCGTTGGTTTTTTAATGTGATATGTTGTTGTTCCTTCTTGATGCCAAGAGTTAGTATCGTGATGGCTATCATCTCGTTTCCAATGCTCAACAATTAAAGTATCTTCCCTCAATATCTTTTCAGATTTTTTACCTTCATTAATGGTAAATACTTTGTATTGTTTTCGTATTTTTAAATACTGCATATCATCCATTTGAATTTCAATATAATCAGCATCTCTTTCAAACTGATTCTCAGTTGCTCTTAAATTTATTATCGCCATAGTTATTTCTCCTTATAAGTTGTTGATATTGTCTTTCTTTTTCTTCTTGTCTATCTCTCTCTTCTCTCCAATGTTTGTGGCATAACCATTTATCCCATTGATATATGAGAGCATTGCTACTACAACAATCACATAGTCTAACCATTAGTATTCTTTTTGTATAGTTACACCTTGTTCTCTTGCTATATCTTCTATGTTATCTTCCTCATCTAATTCTGGTAGTCCTTCAGACTCTATCAAGTCCATGTCCCAATTTACTTTATCTAATCTTTTTAAAAGACTTCTTGCTCTTTGCTCTTGTAAGTTCATCTGTTCTCTCCTTGTTATGTTATAGTATTATCTTAATATATTTTTATTAAACTGTCAAGTCGTCGGGTAGTCCCCGATACATGTTCGTCTGTAAATACTCCTGCACTTCTACTATACTTGATAGGTTTCTTAACTTCATAAGAGTACATCACACCATTAATAGTTATCTCGTGTGTTGTTACTGTTACAGCTTTACCCCAACCCCAAGTAGGTCTACCTCTACGGGTGATGCCTGTGTCTGCTCCCTCTTCTATTATCTTACCTTGTTGAGGGTAACTTTTTAATCTTCTTACAATGTCTTTATCTTTCATTGTTTTCTCCTTGTTGTCGGGTAGTCCCCGATAGTTTGTTGTTGGTGGCACACCTTCTGCCGACTATGTATAAAGCATACCACCTTTAAACTGTGTTGTCAAATGAGATTTATTTCTCATCTAATGTATGATTAATAAATTTATCCATATCAAATCTAGAGTTGTCCTCTTGCAATACTCTTGCAATTTTACAACATAAAATTCTTGCTGTGTCATCGCTTGGGAAAACTTTGAAGTGATGTTTAAAAATGTCTGCAATTTTTATGTAAGATTTTCTAGTCATTTATTTTCTCCTTTTAATTATAGAATCAGTATTGCATCTTTGCTCATCATTGTCAAATGAAAAGTTCATCAATAAGTATGACGGGGAGTCATCATAGTATAGAAAGAATGGTTAGTCTTGGGTGTCTTAAGTGTCTGTTTTCTGGGCATATGCTACCATAATAGGCACAAATAGGGTGAATTATAGGGACATATTCGTCGGGGAGTACCCGATAGGTAGGTTGTATTCACCGAACTTTATAGAAAATGGGGGTTGCTTTCACCGAACTTGGTAGACTTGGGGGGTTGGCTTCACCGAATTGGGTAGGATTTAAAAGAAATAAAAAAATAGGGAGCTTTTACACTCCCCATAATTATATTATTTCCATGGAATAATCTTAGCTGTTGCTAATCCGAAAGCAATTGTAAATAATCCAACTACTTCACAAGTTATCCATAGTAAAACTCTTGGTTCTCCCGTTAAGTGATGCATATTAAAAACAAATGTTATATCATCAAACCTATAAACGGGTAGACAAGCTAACATAAACATAAATCCTAACATACTTAACGTTAATCCTAATACTAATCTAAACATATTTTTTACCTTTTAGTTATGTCGGGTACTCCCCGATAGTCTGGGGAGCAATCCGAGTGAGATTAAGAAGCTTTCTTAACTTCTTGAGCATTTTCTTCAATAAATTCCTTACAGATTTGTAAAGCTTCTGTAATATCCAAATTCATTAAAGCTTCTTTAACATCAGACTTAGATAAGTTTAAACTATCCATCTTTTCAGCTGATGAAACAATCTTATCAGTGTCTGGTCTGTTAGTAGAAGGTAAATCTTTAGGAGTAATATCTTTTTTATACTTCCTAGCGATTTTAACTGCTCCTGATAGTCCTTCAATATTAAACTTATCTAAAGCCTTTCTAATTGCTTTAACTGAAGTCTTATCAGTAATTTTACTTTCTACAAATTCAGAGAAGGTAAAAGCTGAAAGCAATTCATAAAGGTCACATCTTTTAGTACCTTTATCATTTATATACCAAGTAAAAAGACTCGGCATATTAATTGCTTCAGACTTACAAGCTGATTTTATTTTAGCAATGTCTAAAGTTTTAACTTCCTTATAAACATTAAAAATAAAATGACTAATAAGCTTAAGATTTTTTTCTTTAAGCTCTGACATAGTCCCATTAACTTCATTCAAATAAGTTTTAACTTCCCTATTATAAATGTTATTAATAGCAGTTATAGTTGCAAGGTTTAAGTCTTTGCTAGACTGTTTTTTATTACTCATGTAATAATCTCCGATTAAGTTAAAAAAAATTAAACTACCATTTTTATCTTTGCTTCATTGTCATATTGTTTAGCTACCCTATCGGGACAATACGGGAGTGATGGAACTCTCGGGCTATGGTAGGTTTGGAACCCTAACAATCTGTGCCGTCTTATGTAAAGAGATTCGCAAATTAATTACTATCTGTCAACTAATACCTGCAAAGCCACAGAATACAAGGCTTTTAGAAGGTACATTAATTATATAAAAAAACGAATCATACGAATCAGTTTGTCGGGGACTACCCGATACTCATAATGGGTATTAAGGTATCTTTTAATCTGGCAGTTATCAATTACCCATAATGGGTACTGACCCCCACCAAAAAAATGCGTGTGCTTGTGTGTGTATATATATGGTAGTGACATATATGTAACAAAATAACAGGGTCAATAAAAATAATAAAAAAAGTACTTGTATTTTAACGGGGAGTTGTATATAATATATACATAATATAATCTATATAGATATAAGAGATATTAAAATTATATTTTATAGTTTATATTATTACAATATTACAATATAACAATGTTAAGGTATTAAATACTTTGGAAACTATAGAGACTATAGATACATCACCATACTTAAATCTACAAAGTTACTTAAATTTAAAAATAGAACAAGATTCTAAAACAGATTTCATAACTTTTGTCCGTAAGATTGCTCCAATACTTGTCTCTGATTGGAAAATGGGTAAACATATAGAAGTAATAAGTGAAAAACTAAGACAATTAGAGTCTGGAGAAATAAAAAGACTTATGGTTTTCTTACCACCTAGAAGTTCTAAGAGTGTTATCTGTTCTAAACTGTTTCCTGCTTGGTATATTGGTCGTAATCCAGAGCATGAAATCCTTACTGTGTCTCATAGTGACCAATTGTCCTCTGACTTTGGTCGGTCTGTAAGGGATGTTGTGGACTCAGAAGAGTTTCAAAGTATATTTAAGAGTGTTAAGCTACGAACAGACGTTAGAGCTGCAGGTAAATGGAAGACAAACCAAGGTGGTAGTTATTATGCTGCAGGTGTTAAGTCTCAAATAGCAGGAAGAGGTGCACATATTGCAATTCTTGATGATGTGATGTCTGAAGAAGACTCTTATTCTGAAGCAGGTCGTAGATATATTAAAGAATGGTACCCTGCAGGTCTAAGAACTCGTATAATGCCTAATGGTTCTATACTTATAATTAATACAAGGTATCATTATGATGATTTATGTGGTTGGTTACTAAAACAACAAGATGAATTTGCTATTGCACCTTGGGAAGTTATAAAAATTCCTGCCTGGTTAGACGAAGAGTCTGCTGAGTTACTTGATTTACCAGTAGGTGGTAGTTATTTTCCAGAATGGAAGTCAGATGATATCTTACGTGTAGATGAACAGGAAATAAAAGCATCTAATGGTGCAAGATATTGGAATGCATTATATATGCAGGACCCAACACCTGATGAAGGTGGTTTAATAAAAAAAGATTGGATACAATGGTGGGAATATGAAGAACCTCCTACCTGTGACTTTATGATTCAAACATATGATACTGCGTTTTCAACAAAGACAACAGCAGACTATAGTGTTATACAAACATGGGGTATCTTTTCTCAATATGAAGAAGATGAACAGGGATATGAATCCTATAAATCTAATTTAATACTACTTGGAAATATAAAAGGTAGATTTGAATATCCAGAGTTAAGAAGAATATCTCAAAAACTATATTATGATTATAGACCTGATGTCTGTATGATAGAAAAGAAAGCAAGTGGACAATCATTAATACAAGATATGCGTAGAGCAGGTATACCTATCTTAGAATATACACCTGATAGAGATAAAGTATCTAGAGTACATGCAGCTTCACCTATGATAGAAGCAGGTAGAGTATGGATACCTAAAGATAAGAAATGGTCAGAAGATTTACTAGAAGAAATGTTACGTTTTCCAAATGCAGCTCATGATGACCAAGTTGATGCTATGACAATGGCAATACATTATATGAAAGAGTCCTGGCATTTAGACCATCCTGAAGACCCAGAGTGGGAAGATGAGCCTAGAAAAAAAAGAGTTGCGTACTGGCGAACTTAGTGATATAATTATGTTTTAAAGGGGAATAACATGGCGACAGAAAGAAATCCATTTGATAGAATAGAGGAAACAATATCAAATGTAATAGAACTTCCAGAACAAATAGATGCAATAACAGACTCACCAACTATTCAACCAGATGAAGATGGTGGAGTTACTGTAGACTTTACTGAAACTAATATTGAAATGGAAGCAGAAGCTGACATACAAAAATGGTATGGTAATTTAGCTAATGATATAGATGAAGAAGATTTACAAGAGATAGCTACAACAGTTATAGATAATTATACAGCAGACAAAGATTCCAGAGCTGAATGGGAATCAATGTTTGAAAGAGGATTTGATTTATTAGGATTAAAGATAGAAGATGCAAGCGAACCTTTTGAAGGTGCATGTACTGCTGTCCATCCTATGTTAATAGAGTCAGCAGTTAAGTTTCAATCAAAAGCAATACAAGAATTATTTCCTAGTAAAGGTCCTGTTAAATCTCAGATACTAGGAAGACAAACTCCTGAAAGAGAAGACCAAGCAAATAGAGTTCAAAACTTTATGAACTATCAGGTAACAGAACAGATGCCTGAATACTTTGATGAAACAGAAAGAATGTTATTTCATTTACCTCTTATAGGTTCAGCATTTAAAAAAGTTTATTATGATGCTAACTTAAAAAGACCAGTATCTGAATTTGTTCCTATAGACCAGTTTTATGTTTCTTACTATTCTAGTAACTTAAGAAAAGCAGATAGATATACACATGTCATTTATAGAAGTCCTATAGATTTAGCTAGAGATATGCGTATAGGTATTTATGATGATGTAGAATTACCTGAAGCTACTAATCCTAATCCTACATCTCTTTCTTCAAAGATGGATACAATATTAGGATTAACTCCTACAGAAGATAGTGACCCACAATATACATTATTAGAACAACATTGTTATTTAGAAATAGAAGAAGATTATGCTCTTCCTTATATTATAACTGTAGAAGAAGAATCAAGAACAGTTTTAAGTATTAGAAGAAACTATAAGAAAGATGATAAGAAACAAGAAAAAGTTTCCCATTTTGTTCATTACAGGTTTGTTCCTGGATTTGGATTTTATGGGTTTGGCTTGATGCACTTCTTAGGTAATCTCACAATGACTGCAACAGCAGCAATGAGAAGTTTAGTGGATGCAGGTCAATTTGCAAACCTACCAGGAGGATTCAAAGCAAAAGGTGTAAGGATGGTTGGTGATAATGAACCAATCAGCCCTGGTGAATTTAAAGAAATAGAAGCAACTGGTGTAGATTTAAGTAAGGCTATTATTCCTCTCCCCTATAAAGAGCCTTCCTCTACTCTATATAATATGCTTACGTTCATTACAGCAACAGCACAAAAGTTTGCTGACAGTACAGAGCAAGTTGTCTCTGATGCAGCATCTTATGGACCTGTTGGAACTACTATGGCATTACTAGAAGCTTCAAGTAAATTCTTTTCTTCAATACATAAGAGATTACATAAATCTCAAAAGGATGAATTTAAAATCCTTGCTCGTATAAACTATGAATACTTACCCTCGGAGTATCCATATGAAGTACCTTTTGCTGACCAGAATGTGTTTAAAAAGGATTTTGATGGAAGGGTTGATGTAATCCCTGTCAGCGACCCTAACATTCCTTCTAATGCACATAGGATGATGATTGCTCAAATGGCTCTCCAGATGGCACAACAATCCCCTCCTGGTATGTTTAATATAGAAGCTTTGAATAGAACCATATTAAATGCTGCTAGTATGCCTAATCTTGACGAGATACTTCCACCTAAACAGAAGCCACAACAAATGGACCCAGTATCAGATATTATGGCAGTAACTAAAGGTATACCTATTTCTGCATTTCCAGGTCAGAACCATGATGCTCACATACAAACAAAGATGGCATACTTACAAGACCCTGCTAATGGTGCCAATCCTATTATGGCTAGAATTAAACCAATACTAGAAGCTAACGTACAAGAACATTCAGTTATGAAATATCAAGAACAAATTAGTGGTGTAACTAAAATGGCAGGACAGCAAGACCCACAAGCTGTAGAAATGGCAATGGCACAGGCAGCACAGCAAGTGCTTAATGCTAATCAAGCTATGGGTCAAGCTCAATCACCTGAACAACAAATGGTTGCATTAGAGCAAGCTAAAGTAGAATTAGAAAAAGAAAAACTTAAAATGTCTTCTGCTAAAAATTCTGCAGATGCTGCTTTAGAATCTCAAAAGTTAGAACTAGAAGAAATGAAACTATTAAAAGACTCTGCAGTTTCAGGACAAACTGCTACTATGAAAAAACAAAAAGGAGATTTAGATAGAGCAAGTAAAGAAACTATGAAACAACTTGACCTACTAACAAAGACTGTCATAGCTGAACAAAGAGCAGAAATAGATTTAGAAAGAATAAGAACAGATGCTATGAAAAAAGTAGCAGAATTAAATGATGTAGATGATAGAACAAGAAGTTTAAAGCTTATTGATTTTATGACAGATGCAATTAAAAATGAAATACAAGAACCAAAAGAATAACTAGGGATTTTAATTGTCTATCGACTGCCCTAGCAGACAAGCCAAGACGATAGATATAATTTTTAAGGAGAATAAATTATGGCGAATACAACTTTTAATGGACCAGTCAGAGCTGAGAATGGCTTTATTGGTGTTACGAAAGATTCAGATACAGGAGCAATAACAGAAAATATTACGTTTGGTAATAAAGGTGAAGTTGCTACACCAGTAGTATTAGCAGATGGTGATATTACTATTGTAAATACAACTCATGGTGGTAGAGTAAATATTGTTCCAGATGGTGGACAAGATAATACTTATACACTTCCTGCACCAGAAGCAGGTGTAGCTTATAGATTTGTTTATGGTGGAGTTGCTGCTGATGGAACTGATGCAATATTTATAACACCAGGTAATACAAATTTCTATAAAGGTAATATTACACATTTAGATACAAATGCTGATAATGTTGTTGTATATCCTAATGGAAGTTCAAATAGTAGTTTACAATTAAATGTACCTGGAGCTTTTGAAGTAACTTTCTTAGGTTTAGATAGTACAAACTACCAAGTATTTGGTAATGTAACAGGAGCAACTGCCCCTGCTTTTGCAGACCAGTGATAATTAATTAAGGAGTAATATATGTGGAAACAACCAATTATA